AAGAGATATATTAAATACTTCTGATTATTTTCAAATTGATGTAGGAACTAATGGAGCAACAACTATATCTACTGTAGATGATGATGCTGCTTCAGCAGGTTTAACTCTTAGTGCAGATGGAGAGATAAACATTGATAGTGGAACAAGTAGAGGTTTGATATTAGATTCAGGTGATAAAGTAGAAATTGATTCTCATTCAGGTGAATTTGTAGCAAAGAAAGCAGGAACGGAATTTAGTGTAGCGAATAGTGCTTTCGCAGGTATGCTTTTAGGTTATACAACTGTAGGTATAGATGCTGCTGATGATTCTTATACACTTTCATCAACAATGACTTGTTTGGATGATGCTTTGAAGGTAAAATTTGTAGCACCACCATCAGGAGCAGTTGAAATATTTGCACAAATTTATCTTGATGCTTCAAGAAGGGCAGTAGCTGTAGGATTATCTGATCAAAATGAAACTACTGGATATGCAGCAATAGATTTTCCTAATTCAGCCGATCCTACTAACGAACACGTTGTGTCTTTACCCCCATCTGCTTCAGGTGATTCTGTTTTACAGCCTCATTGGGTTGTAACTGGGCTAACACCAGGAACAGCTTATGAGTGGTGGTTTGCAGCAAAAACTACTATTGGTACAGGTGGCGTGTTAAGATGGGGTGGAAATGCAACAAATAAATATCCACCTTTTATTATGAAAGCAACAGCATTGCCAACAGCAGTAGCAGATTATGCAGTTTATGGATAAAGGAGAATAGATGCCAACATTTCAGGGAAACCCATTTAGCAATTTTTACAAAAGGATATTTCAAGTTAGTCAATCTTCTAATACAGGAGTAGATGCAACAACTCGAAATGTTCAAACAGGAGATGGTGTAAATACTTCTGTTTCTATTAGTGATGATGTATTACAAGTACAGCCACAAAATGATGATACTACAGGAGCTTTTGTAGTTAAAAACAATTCAGGTTCATCATTATTAACAGTTGATTCTACAAATTCAGTTGTTAAAACTGGTTCTTCTCAACTAAATTCATTAACACTTATTAAAGAAATGGGAATATATGATTTAAGTCCTGCATCGGCAGGTTACCATTATCCACTTGTAGCAAATACAACACTTAATGCTTTAAGTTCAACAAATATAACTGCTGATAATGATTGGGGAAATTCAACTGATCCTGCGACAACACTTGATGTAAGTGGTTTAACAGCACAGGAAAATGCAATTGCAGTTTATTGGTATTTGCAAAATAATATTACTTTAGATGAAGTTAGATTTTTAGCTACTGCTGATGGTAGTGCTACTTTAAATTTCCATTTATTTGCATATACTTTAGATACATCAACAAATCACGGAGATTTATCAAGTGGAACAGTACACGCTAATGCAACTGTAGATGCTACAAGTGCAACAATAAAAACAGGAACATTTACATTAGATTCAGCAAATATAGATGCAAATAAAGTAGTAATAGGATTTGTAGAAAATGCTACAGATACAAGTGATGTTTCGGTTAGCTTTCAAATTAAGTATCATATTAGATAGGAGATAAAAATGTCATATTTTTCAAAAGTAATTAGTTCAACAAGTGGTAGTTCTTCAACAAGGGCAAATAAAGAACAAGTAAAAAGTTTCACATATTCAGAGGCTACAAATGCTCTATTATTAGATGTAGATGCTGCACAAACAGAAGGTTCAGTTAAAACAGCAGATGTAGGTGAAATAGAAATAGAAAATACAGGTAAGCATCCAGCTTTTGCTATTCTTGGATATAGATTATGGACAGCAGAAGATACAATGTCAGCTAATACTTATCAGGTTGTTCATTTACTTCGACCTAATGAAGTAATGATAGTTCCTGATGCTCCTGCTATTATAGTAGATGAAGATAACAATCAATATGATGGAACTGCTGTTGATAATGCTGCTCCTTCTGTTACAGGTGGGTTTGCTTATTCAGATAGTGGAATATTATTAAATGATGCTGGTGTAGAAGCTGCTGATACCACAATAACAGTAGATGATGGTGATTTGTTTAGAGTAGGTGATTTGATTCAGCTTGGAATTAATAATACTACTGCTACAAGAATAGAAATAATGAGAGTAACAGCTATTAATACTCACGTTTTAACAGTAGAACGTGGTTTATATGGAACAAGTGCTGCTGATAAAGATGCTCAAACAGATGCAACGTCAGGTGCAGTAGATAATGCTAAAATTTACTTTCCATTTTTTAATATATATAGTGGTGAATACAATCGTTATACAGTTGTCCAAACTGATGCTTCAGGAAGATTCCACGCTAAAAACTTTTTCGGAGTGGGCAGAGCAGGAACACATTTAATGGGTATAACTGCTGGTTCAGTTGCATTAAAGTTTTACAATGCAGGTTATCAGAATTTAACAAATGATGGAGATATTACATCTGCTACAAATTCAGGTTTATCTGCTTCAACTACATATTATGCTTCTAT